TATTGGTGTTGTGTTGTGTTTAAGTTTAAGTTAAGAAGTTTGCAATGGTGCAACTTCGAGTGTTCCCGAATCAATCGGGACTGGATTGAAGATTACTGCCCCATCTTCCTCCGAAGCCCTTTCACCAGTCTGACGAACAACCTGTTCTTCAGTTAGGATGCCGGGATTCAGTGGAACTCCACCAGAGGTAACCTCACCTTTTTTGTGCATGATCATCCTCTCTTTTCCTACGTTACCAAAAGCAGCGTTGACTGCATCCTGAACTTCACGAGGACGAAACATCAGAATGAAGGAACCACCCCTTTCGGTTGAACGTTTGACTGGCTTACTTTTTTCGGTATAGACTGTCCACCCATCTGCGTGCAGACGAGTGCCAATCAAGGTTTGCCTTTCTTTTGCTTTTTCGACAGCATTACCTTCTGCAACCCATCTGGCTGCATAAGCTTTGGTATCGAAATCTTTGGGCAAATTAAAAATACCTGCATCCACTTCGGATTCAGGCTGACTAAGAATTTGAATACCCATGATCTTACTTTGCTCCTTTCTTTCCGAGTCCCATGCCCTTCCAAGCATTGACTACAGAACTGATTGCGCGTTGCGTATCAGCATTAACTGCATGTTTAGGAGCATTGTTGTCTTGAGTCGGAGGACGAGTTGGAGCAAATCCGCCACCACTAAAATTAGGTGGTCCACCGAAGTTCGGCATAGGCGGTTGTTGATAGGAATGTTGGCTCATTTGTTGTCCTCCGTTTTCGAGATGTTCAGTGTGATAAATATTTCTTAGTGCAAGAATGGACTCAGGAGTTACTCCCTGTCCTTGGTTAAGTGAATCTTGGACTGCGGCCCAAGTTTTTTGTGCAATCTCAGGATTACTCAATGCACCAATTTTGTCACGTTGCAAAGCTTGATTCCAAGCTGACGTAGCTGCTTGATGCATCACGCTTGCACCGAGTGGTGCAAGGTCACGTCCAATTTCGCTTTTGATCGTATCGGCAAATTCGCCAAACATATCCGTAAACAATGGAGCTTGACTTTTTGCCATCTCAGGAGAAACCCCACGTTTGACAAGGAGAGCCTCAATCTTTGCGGTTTTTTCTGCCAGAGGATCGAGAGGTTGTCCGCTACTAACCTGTTTAATTTTTGCTTCCAGTGAATCTGCTTTCGACTGAAAGTTTCGAGCAAGTTGTTCAAGTTTTGCCTTGTTATCTTGCTCAGTTTTTAGGCTATTTTGTAACGTTACAAACTGTGTTTTGGACGCTTCAACAATCTTACGAGTCTCGCTATCGAGGTCATCGAGGTTAAGTCCCGCAAACGGATCATTGGCAGAAGGTGTCGGTGCTGCTGACCCTGAAGATTCACCGCTTGCGGGTGCGCCTCCTTGATCTGCTGCTAGATAACTCCTGACTGTTCTTGATACTATCATGTTTTTATGTGGTTGTCAATAGGCAATAGTGATTTTCTTTTGCTTGCCCAACACAAAAGAAATTGTTATTCGGGAGCTAAATCCCGATTAATTTTGAAGAGTTGTTCAATTTCCTGAAGTCCAATAATTTTTGCTTTCAGTTCAACAAGTTTATCATTTGGACAACCAGAAATTTGATTCTGGTAAAAATCGCGCAGGTTCCTGAAGAGAAGGGACCACTGCGTTTCCGGCACCAGTTTCAGTGCAGAAATTATATTTCCATCGAATCTTCGTAGTGAATCAATTTCCATAAAGTTGTAACGTTACAATTTTCCTCCAGCTTGCGAAGCTGCTTGTCCACCCGTTAGTGCTGGTGGCCTTAGACTAGGTGAACCTCCACCTGCGCCAAGTTGCTGTTGCTGCTGTTCCGCAATTTGCGCTTGCTGTTGTGCTAGCATCATCTGCATTTGCATCTGCAAGAAGTATTGATGTTGTTGAATTTGTGTGACGAGCATTGGTGCATTCTGTCCATATTGAGTATTCCACACGCTTGTCTTATCTTTAAGGAATCCAGTCTTAACCTTCATTGCAGTCTGATGGTCTTGATCAGGGTCAATGATAATCGGCAGACCAAGGTAAGTTTCACAAGCTTGCAACGTTGCAAATTGAATCTGCTGTTCGTGTCCTCCATCATCCACAATTTTACCTGCATCAAAGCCCATGCTTTCGAGAAGTTCTTTCCAGAGTTCTGCTCGATTCAAGATAGGGTCCATCTTGCCAGATTCCAGAATGTAACGTAAGTTTTGTTGGCGTGCGCTCTTTTCAATGTAGGTGCTGCCTGCTTGTGTATTAAGGTTTAGGTTAATCCACATATCTTGTGGAGTAAATTCAAATCCCAATTGTCCAGTAATTGCTTTCAGAAGGTCTTTGTCCATCCATAGACCAGAATAATCCCACACACGACGTGCATACGCGCCGTGAAGATCAGCAGTGAGAAGGTCAATGTCTGCTGTAATTCCAGACATTGCAGCCTGATAAACATTGTTAGCCTCCGTCGCAGTAGTGCGGCCACCCATTGCCTTCCCCAAGATTGCATCTACAGCTTTGGAGGTAGTTTTTGCGTCCTCTTTGAGCATTTGTATCATTGCAACTGTGCTTGCTGTCGCATCGTAAGGCTGCCTCCATCCAAAGTCGTTCGGCCCATTTACTATCAATTTGGCACCCTTCTGTGTCAAATCCGAAGTTAGCGAAGGTGAACCCGACTGAATCCATGCAGGAGGATCGTTGATCCAATCTTTGTTCTGAAGAAACTGTTCGTGACATAAAGTAATCTCCCTATAATGGTTGTAAAGAATTTGACCGATTGCCGGAGCGTATGCTCCGCTGTCAAGATCCGGCATGTGAACGCTCGCATACAGAGGAAGCTTTTTCTTAGGGTAATAAATTTCCTGAAGCCTGAGCAAAATTTGACTGCCAGAGTGAACGTTTGGTCCAAAACTCTCGACGACGAAACGTTTGTATGGAATCTGAGTTCCATCAGCACGCTTATCAAACTCTCCAGTTTGAGCATCAAATGGAAGCATTGGGAAGAAAGTCCACTTTGCTTCTACGGAGTGTTTAGGCTGAAGAATTTGTGCCAGTCTGTTTCCAGGCAGACTCTTTTCGTCCATTGTGCTGTATGTGATGGATAGTCCAGCGCGTACCGCCTGAAAAGCCTGCTCGTTATAAAGATACTGATCTTGGAAAACATGATTCAGATTGACGTAGCCGAAGGGATTAGCCATCGGATCGTAAACATTTTGCATGATTGCAAATCGGGGAGTTTCTTCATAATAGAAGGGACACGGCTGCGACTCCATATCATACACCGGTAAACGCCAATTGAGCCAAATCTTCCGAATGGAGATCGGCTCAAACGTAGTTCCGATTTCTGTTATCTCTGGATTCGGAACAACCGAACCGTCGTTTGCTTGACGTGCAATGTTTTCAATGCGAAACTTGTAGTCGCTCTTAACAAACGCACACCCATACGTGTAATGATGACGATATGCAATAGTTGAGTTACGTGAAAGATTGTTATTAGCAGAATTCCAAAGGAGAAGGGCATTTCCTCCCATGACCAGATTCTCTAAGGGACGATATTCTTTTGTTTCGTTTGGACGTTGAATGTAATCCGGCACCGTAAATTGAACTGGCAAAGCTTCTTTGAAGGCAACAAACCTTGTGATGTCTGTGAGTCTTTCAATTGCATCATGCACAGTGGCGTCTGCAACCCGTGCTTTGTCTCGATTTGATTGATCAGCTTCTTGTTTTGCACGAGTATTGTCTTGTTGAGTGTTTGAGAAAAGTTCTTCGCCGGGCATTGTAATGCGGGCAATTTCCAACAATCTGTTCCAATTATTCTCAAAAGGAACACGCTCTTGAATTTGCGGCCAAATGTATTTCTGGCTCATCCAAATCAGAATTTGTTTCTGAGTATCGAGCGAAACCTTATCCGCAAGATTGATTGGAAAACTTGCGGACGGAGCGGCTGGAGAGCCTTGAATGTAGCGATTAACTACTTGTTGTGGAATCTGGAGCATTTTAGTTTTTTGTAACGTTACAAGAAATTAATAACGTTGTGTTGCGAGGTCTTCTTCTTCTTCGAGGAAATGGTCATTCGGTTTGGGGCGGAAATTGTTATAATTGTAAGGTCCACAGGCAAGGTAACAGGCCGCGTCTAGTTCGTCGTCACCGTGAATTGGCACAGTGTCTTTGGCTTCTCCTTTGTTAGGTCCACCATGCAGGCGTTCCCAATAGAGTGATTCCATTTTTTGTAAGGCAGCGTCAACACCGTATTCATTAATAAGGAAGAAGATACTAGCACCCGGAGTCTTTCCTGTCAAGGGGTGCGTAATAAATTTATTAGGTGTAAGCTTTCGGTCAAATTCGAGCGCACGATCTTCTGGTTTCATGTGAGTCGATTCCGTTAAAATCAGACCTTCACGATGATAATTGTTTACATAAGGAATTCCAGATTGTTCATCTGTTTTGAAAAGATGGTAATCCGCTGCTGTGAGGTTGTAAACTTCAGATTTTGAAGTAAGGTGCATCTCCTTGTAAATGACTTGATTTGTTCCGGGAATCTTGAATTGTTTGCGAACGTTTCCGCTGAGGGAAATGATGTCGTCACATCTTTCTGGAATGGTGCGACCACGTTCGCTGTAAAAACGGTAGAAAAACCATTGATTGCCGGGAGCCAATAGCGCCCAAACACAAACAGATGGATGATCGTAGCCAGCATCAAATCCACGATACAACTGTCCATTTGGAAACCTCTCGAAAAGTTCCTCTTTTGTCCAAGGGAGCGTGTGAAATGTTCTGTCCAGACGGCTGAGAACAAGAGGGGACGTGCTGTAAAAGATTCCATCGAGACGAGCATCACCCTCTTTTTTACCTTCCCACATTCTAATGAGATCTTCGCGCTTTGATTCAGGTAAAATAAAATTAGGTGCGTTTCTTGCAGAAAACTTTGTAAAAATATGGGCACGGAGGGGAAGCTGCTCTTTGCCAGAATACACTTTGTGCGCAAGGGCAGTTTTTTGTCCTGCATTAGTTGGTTCATAAGGAGTATAGTCCCAACTTGCAAAACCTCCCTCTTTGATACGCATTTTAATTTCGTTAAGGACTGAGGGGGTGAGACCCTCAGTGAGAACAACTCCATATACTGCGCTGCCAGACCATTTTGTGTCCTCTGATTCATACGACTTACAGTAAATTTCCCACTTCATCGGACTTGGATTTGTCGTGTCCTTTGTGTCCAGAATGAAGTAAAGCTCCGACTCTACCCACTTATGCACATACTGAGTGGGAAGCCATCGTTTCCATTCCTTTAGAATGATTTCCGAATGAAAATCATTGTCAGGAGCACCGAGCCAGATAGTGCCAGTAGAAGAGGAATCATAAATAGGTGGAAAAGGCCAAGCGCCATCGCACTGAAGAAGAGCGGGAACAAGGGATTGTAACGTTACAAATTTTTTATGGTTGCCAGACTCTTCATCAAGATGTGAGAAACGTGGGTCACCAAGCAATTGAGGATGACGTTTGAGAACATCGCGAATTTCCATCAGTGTGGACATCTTTGGACGCGGCAAAAGCTGAACTTCGCGCTGGAGATGATCAATATATCTACGGCTGTCCTGAAGAGGATTATCAACCAAGATAGGATCACCGTCCCTGTTGAGGCCATGCGTCTTCTTTGGTGAAAAAGCTTCCCAATTTGGGTCATTCGGCAGCATCCAAAGGAGAGCATTGATGACGAAAGCAGTTGTTTTGCCTATGCGGTTGGCGCTGAAGCAAACAGGAAAGTCAATTCCCCAAACCCAAGCGTTAAGCAGAAGAGACTGTTCAAGGGAAGGCTTAAAAAATGCCAAAGGATGAATTTTTTTAACTTCATCATTAAGAATTTCATACTGCTGCTCTACGAGAGTGAGAAGATTGCGGAGAGCAGTGCCTTCTTCGGTAGGGTCTTCTATGTGTGCGGCTCTCTGCTGAAGCTTGAGGAGAGCACCCTCAAGGTCTGTTGGTGGGGAAAGCCACCACTCTTCTTGCGGGGAAGGCATAGGCTAATACTTTGGAGGTTGAGGGTATCCTTGCGAAAGCAAAAGGCTTGGACGTGGATAGTGATACTCTTCCTCTGGCACTTCGTCCAGAGAGGAAATCCATCTGTTGAGAACCATCCAACGCTCACCCGAATGAGAGGCTCTTTGAATTTTTATTTTTCTTGCCCACATTCCACGATAATTTGCAACAGTGCAATTTATTACAGTGTTAGGGTCAGTGGGGTCTTCTATTGCGCACGCATACGCCATGCTAAGAAAACGTTCATCATCTATGTAATAAACAATCTGACCTAAGATGAGTGGTTCGGGTGCTGACATAAGTTGTAACGTTACAAGAAAGATGGGGTGATGTCAAGGGTAAAGAAAGTGCTTGACATGGAGGGGAAATATGCTATATTGTATGATGAATTGGTGGATTCTCTATCTAATGTTTTATGTCGCTTTCTCTCAGGAAAACTTCTCCGTGACGTGGCGAGCTGATTTGGGGGCGGGAGTGGAAGGCTATTACGTTTATGTGGAACGCTTGGGTCGGGTCGAAAAAATTAAGGTGTATGGGGCGAAGACAACATTTGTAGCGTTGCAAAGATCCTTGGGTCCGGTGCAAATATTCGTAACGGCATACTCGGGAGGGGGAACAATTGAATCGCTTCCATCTAGGGTGGTGGAATGGCCCTTCATATCGTGGGTGTGGTGGACTCCTCTCCTTCCGTGGAAGCTACAGGAAAGCTCAGACTTATTAACGTGGAGGGACAGCCCTGTGGTTTTGTTTTACTTTGGGCCGTTTGGGGGAATCAATACTGGACGACTTGGAGTGGCCAAATTTTTCAGATTGAAGTTGAACATCTCGGAGACTCCCTTGTGAAAACTTTCGGTATGAAAATGACTAGTTCGCGGGCACTACATGCGTTAGGACGCATCTCGAAAACCGTGAGCAGAAATGC